GACGAGGGCCGCGCGCTCGAGGAGCGCCCGCCGCTCACGTCCGAGCAGATCAACCAGTGGCAGAACCTGTACGGCCCCCGCGCCGGCCAGGCGCCTACGACCGCAACGACCGGCTGAGGAGAGCTCATGAGCCGCGACAGCATCGAGATCCGCGTCCGGGCGGATCGCGTCGAGTTCCGCGACGCCACCGCCGGCGCACCGTCGGCCGGCGTGCTCGCCGGGTACGCCGCCGTGTACGAGCGGCTCAGCCAGAACCTCGGCGGGTTCGTGGAGAAGGTCGCGCCCGGCGCGTTCGCGCAGACCCTCGCCGACAACAACCCCGTCCTCGCGAGGTACAACCACGACGACAACCAGCTGCTCGGCACCACCGAGGCCGAGACGCTGCGCGTCGCGTCGGACGACACCGGCCTGCCCTACGAGGTGGACCTGCCCGACACGTCGGTCGGCCGCGATGTCGCCGTGCTCGCGAAGCGCGGCGACGTGCGCTACTCGTCGTTCGCGTTCCGCACGCTCGAGGACTCGTGGTTGGTCACCGACCAGGGCTTCCCGCTGCGCACCCTCGTGAAGGTGCAGCTCGTGGACGTGGCCCCCGTGAACAACCCGGCCTACCGGGACACCAGCGTCGGCATGCGCTCCCTCGCGGAGCGCACCGGCATCGACCCCGCCGACCTCACCACGGTCGGCGTGGAGGAGATCCGGGCCCGGCTGCTCAAGGACGCCGCCGAGAGGGCGGAGCAGGACGCGGAGGACCTGGGCGACACCCGGTCCCTGCTGGGCCTGCGCAAGCGCGCGCTCGAGCTCGAGCACCTGCGCTGAACACCCGCGCACCTGGGCGACACCCGGTGCGCACATCCCCCGCCCTCCGGGCACCACGACCACAGAAGGGAGTCGTGCGATGTCGCACGCACTCATCAAGACCCTGGCCGAGAAGCGCCAGAACATCTGGAACGAGAGCCGCGCCCTCCTCGACGCCGCCGAGGCCGAGAAGCGCGACCTCACCGCCGAGGAGAACGAGGTCTTCGAGCGGCAGTCCGCCGACATGACCGTGCTGCGCGCGCGCATCGACTCGATCGAGACCACGATGCGCGACAACAGCGAGGCCGAGGCCGCCGAGAAGCGCCTCCTCGGGGACCGCCCCGAGCAGCGCGGCGGCGAGGACGTCAGCGAGGACCTGCGCTCGTTCCTCAAGGGCGAGACCCGCTCGATGGCGTTCGGCGCCGACGGCAAGGTCTGGACCCGTGCTCTGTCCAAGGGCAGCGCGACGGCCGGTGGCAACACCGTCCCTTCCACGTTCTACGACCAGCTCGTCGAGCACCTCGTCGACACCACCAGCGTGCTCCAGGCCGGCGCGACCGTCCTGAACACGTCCAGCGGTGAGGTCATCGAGGTCCCGGTCACGACCAGCCACGGCGCGGCCGCGGCCGTCGCTGAGGCCGGCGCCCTCGCGGGCACCGACCCGGCGTTCGCCAAGCGCACCCTCGGTGCGTTCAAGTTCGGCCAGCTCATCACGGTCAGCCGCGAGCTCGTCGACGACACCGCCGTCGACCTGGTCGGCTACATCGCCCGCGCGGCCGGCCGCAACATCGGCCTCGCCCTGGGTGCGAAGCTCGCCACCGGCGCCGGCACGACCGAGCCGTGGGGCGTCATCACGCGCGCCACGACCGGCGTCACCGGCGGCGCGGGCGTCACCGGCGCGTTCACGGCGGACAACCTGATCGACCTGATGTTCTCGGTCGTCAGTCCGTACCGCGTGAACGGGTCCTGGCTGGTCAAGGACTCCACTCTCGGCGGCATCCGCAAGCTCAAGGACGGCGCGGGCCGCTACCTGTTCGACCCGGCCGCCACGATGGGCCAGCCCGACACGCTGCTCGGCCGCCCGATCTACACCGACGCGTACATGGCCGCCGTGGCCCTGTCGGCGAAGTCGGTGGCGTTCGGCGACCTCTCGACGTACTTCGTCCGCATCGCGGGCGGCGTGCGCTTCGAGCGCAGCGACGACTACGCCTTCGGCAACGACCAGATCGCCTTCCGGGCGATCGTCCGCGCCGACGGCGAGCTCGCGGACCAGACGGGCAGCGTGAAGCTGTTCGTCGGGAACGCTGCCTGATCCAGGCGACCTCTCCTGCGCGGGGCGGCAGCGACCGCGCCGCCCCGCGCAGGACCCTTCGGACCCGCACGCGGAAGGACGCTCCATGAAGGTCAAGATGATCGCCCAGATCACCGGCACCCGCGACGGCGAGGACTGGCCCCGACGTGGCGCGGTCGTCGACCTCCCGGACGTCGAGGCCGCGGACCTGATCACGAACGGGTACGCGATCGACCCCGCCTCCGTCGAGGACGAGGAGACCGCGGACGCGCCCGTCGCCGACGTCGAGACCGCGACCCCGTCCCGTCGTCGTAGCAAGGCCTGAGGAAGCCGACATGAGCGTCCCGATCCTCGCGCCTGAGTCGCGGTGGGAGTGCCCGTCGTGCGACTTCACCGACGTCACGCACGAGGTCGGGCCGCACTCGCGGTTCCACAACTGCGCAGGCCTCAAGGGCCTGTCCGCGCCGATGATCCCCGCCGGCACGAAGGCGAAGCACGTCGTCAACCTCCGCGAGGACTACGAGGGCGACCAGCTGGCGCAGCGCGACGAGGACGGTCGCGCCCTCATGAACATCGTCACTGTCCGCGATGACGGACAGGACTGCACAGTGCTCGCCCCGACCGCGAACGTCACGATCTAGGAGTCGTCATGGCCTGGTCCAACAGCAAGATCTTCCGGCAGTTCCTGGCCGACGCCCTCGGCAACACGGCCGCGCTCGATCTCGACAGCGACACGATCACTGTCGCCCTCTACAACAACACCCCGACCCCGGACCAGAACGTGACCGCCGCGAACTCGGCGTACAACGTCGGCCAGTGGGTGACCGCCAACGAGGTGTGGCAGGCGGGCCAGTGGGCGCAGGCGGGCGTGAACCTGGCGTCGAAGGTGATCGACGTCGCGACGTCGGCCGTCGTCATGTTCGACGCCGCCGACACGGCGTCTGGCTCCGCGGCGACGCTGGCGAACGTGTACGGCTGCCTCGTCTACGAGAACACCCTCACGACCCCGGTCGCTGACCAGGGCATCTGCTACAACTACTTCGGCGGCGTGCAGTCGGTGACGTCCGGCACGTTCACGATCCAGTGGTCGGCGAACGGCATCGCTCGCTTCACCCTCTGAGCTCATGCCCATCCGGGTACTGAACAACGGCCACTTCAACTCCGGCCCGCCGGTCGTCTACTCGGGGCTCGCGTCGCTGTCTGGCGGCGCGAACGATCCCGACGCGATCGTCACGACGAACAGCCCGTCGATCAGCGCGGCCACCGCGACCGGTTCCGCGGTGGACCCGGCGGTGTCGACGAACTCGCTCCCGGCGGGCATGACGTCGCTGGTCCTCGACGAGCAGTTCACGACGTTGAACACGTCTCGCTGGGGGAACGCCCTGGACGGCTCGACCTACGGGTCGGGGAACAACTCGATCGGTACCTGGAAGGCCGCGAACACGACGGTCGCGGCGGGCACGTCGGGCGCCGTGGGGAACACCCTGCAGATGACCTCCATCAAGGAGGCTGCGGGCGTCTACTCCTGCGGGATGGTGTCGACGCGCACGAAGGGCGTCTACTTCCCGATCTTCGGCAGGTACGAGGCCCGGTTCAAGTTGCCGAACCACTGCCAGGGCGTGTGGCCGGCGATCTGGCTGCGGCACCGTTCCGGGGCGTCGACGTGCGAGATGGACCTGATGGAGTCCTTCCACGCGCAGCGGCCGGGGAAGCTCGACATGACGCTGCACCGGGCGAACAATGCGGGCACGCTGCAGTCGAACGTGTCCTTCGCCCGGGTCGTCGTCGAGCCTCCGACGCTGACTCCGGGTTGGCACACGGTGACCACCGACATCCTCCCGTCGGGGTCGAACGTGCAGTTCACCGGCTACTACGACGGCGTGCAGGTCTGGTCCTACCTCGATACGCAGGCCGTGTACTGGTCGAACACGAACGGCACCGCGCGCGCCGACTACGGCAACGGGCTGAACGTGTGGGACATCTGCCTGCAGGGGTCGCAGATCGGCGGCACCTGGGTCGGTCACCCCGAGGACCCCAAGGGCTACTCGCGGTGGAACGACTCCTGCCTGTCGGGTGGCACGAAGCCGAACGCCTGCAATACGACGGTCGGCGGCTACCCGATCTGGACGGACGCCGCGAACTACGGCGGAGCCGCGTTCCCGAACACCTTCGAGATCGACTACGTCCGAGTCTGGAGCGCGATGTAGATGGCCCACGTCATCGAGGACCGCGTCCGGGAGACCACGACCACGACCGGCACGGGTGCGATCACCCTGGCCGGCGCGGCGACGGGGTTCCGTGCGTTCTCGTCTGTGATGTCGTCGCCGTCGGACACCTGCTACTACGTCATCTCCGGTGGCGCGGAGTGGGAGGTCGGGGTCGGCACGTACTCGGCGGCGAACACGCTGACTCGGACGACGGTGCTGCGCTCGAGCAACGCGAACGCGGCGGTGTCGTTCTCGGCGGGCACGAAGGACGTCTACATCACGATCCCGGGCACCGAGGCCGTCTACACGCAGCCGGACAACTCAATCCTGCTCCCGGGGATCTCGACCGAACCCGCTGCCCCGTCGAGCGGGAACCTCGCGTTCTACTCGAAGTCGGTCGCGGGCCGGATGATGCCGAAGTTCGTCGGCCCCGCTGGCGTCGACACCCCGCTGCAGCCGTTCCTCGGGTCGAACCGCGTGTGCATGTTCTACCCGCAGGCCAGCACGACGGGCACGGGCGGTGCAGGCTTCGGACCCGCCTGGACGTCGAACGGCACGGTCTCGCACCCGACCCCGTCCAGCACAGCTCCCGCCATCGCGAACCAGATGAAGCGGACCCGGTACGCGAACGTAGTCACGACGACGAACCAGCAGCTGGGGCCGCGCTTCAACGCCGCCTCGGAGCAGCAGTTCTGGCGCGGCAACGCGGCGGGGCTGGGCGGGTTCTTCTTCCGCACCCGGTTCATCGTCGAGCTCTACCCGGCGTCGACGGTCCGCATCTTCGCCGGCCTGTCGTCGACCTCGACGGGGTCGGTGTGCATCTCCGACACTGTGCTCGCGAACACCTGCGGCCTCTGGCACGACACGACGGACCCGAGCAGCGGCGCTGGTGCGTTCAACTTCGTGACGAAGGACGCGACGACCGCGACGAAGCAGCAGATCACGCTCGCCAACGCGATCGCGGCGGGCAACGCCTACGAATTCACGATGTTCTGCGCGCCGAACGGGTCGTCGATCTCGTGGCGGCTGGTGGACATCAACAACGCTGTCGAGTACACGAACTCGACCTCCACGACGCTGCCCGCGGCCACGGCGTTCATGCAGCCGCAGGTGCAGATGTCCAACGGCACCGCGAACACCGTCGTCACGACGACGGCGATCGGGGTCTGCTCGATCTACGTCGAGTCCGACAACTAAGGAGGGGCCGTGCTCGGCTTCTCCGCCGTCGGCGAGGCGCCGGTCAGCGTCGCCCTTCCGCGCCCGTACTCGTTCTCCGAGCCGTTCGACTCGGGGTCGTCGCCCTGGTCGTTCGACACGTTCAACGGCACCGCCGGCGTCCTGAACCTCGACACGTCGAACCAGCTGCACGGCGGCGGCTGCCTGTCCGTCGGCACGACCCTCAACGCGGGCCGGCTGCGCATCAACGCGGCGAACCTGCCCCTGTCGGGGAAGCTGTTCATCCGGTTCTACCTGAAGGTGACCGCGGTCCCGTCTGGCACGTCGATCCTGTTCAAGCACTCGGGTCCGTCGGGCGCGAACCTGATGCAGATCGGTTACGGCACCGGCCTCGGTCTCGCACTCCGCGACTCCGCGGGCGCGTTCTCCGCGTCGCACACGCTGACGTCTGGCTCGTGGTACCGCGTCGAGGCGTTGCACGACATGGACGCCAGCAAGATCCAGATGCGGGTCTGGAACTCGCCGGAGTCCACGGGCGCCGCCGACTTCGACTCGGGCCTCGTCGCCAGCGCCGGAACGCCGGACCTGCTGACGCTCGGCCAGGACTCGTCGGTGACGTCGGCGCACCTGATCGACGAGTTCAAGGTCTCGACCTCGGACTGGATCGGCCCCGTCGTCGCGGCCGGCACCACCGCGACCCCGACCGAGGCCACGGCTACCGGCACGGCGAACAACGCCACCGTCAGCGCCTCGACCCTCAGCGCCGAGGCCAGTGGCACCGGTACGGCGAACGACGCCACTGTCGACTCGACGTCGTTCATCACCGGCGGCAACACCGGCAACAGCACCGGCCCCAGCGTGACCTTCCCCTCGACGATCCAGTCGGGGCAGGTCATCACGCTGATGCTGATGCTGAACAACACGGACAACATCACCGCGTCGCCGTCCGAGCTCACGACCCTCGACTCGATGGGGCTGTCCGGCTCCGGCCAGGGCACCTCGTACCTGTACCGCATGGTCGCTGACGGCACCACGGCGTCCTCGACCCTCAGCTGGACGCTCGCCGCCACCCGGAACTGGTCGATCGCCTACGTCGCCTACAACGACGTCGACCAGGACCCCACGAACCCCTTCGTCGGCTTCAACTCGGCGTCCGACACCGTCACCGCGACCTCGTCGTTCACCGCCCCCTCGGCCACGTCGACCGGTGTCGGCTACGCGCTCGAGTTCATGGGCGTGAAGGCCAACGGCACCGCGATCGGCCTGTTCACCGAGCCGTCCGGCTGGACGAAGCGCCAGCAGGTCCTCAACTCGAACACGTTCGGGTCGAACATCGCGATCGGCACCCGCAACGGGAACCCGGTGGCGGCCGGCACCTACGGCTCCGACGTGTGGACGACGGACGTCACGGCGACGACCTCGTTCCGCTACACGATCGTCCTCCCGCAGACCCCGGGCACGGCGGCCAGCACGGGTGACGCGATCGCCTACGACGCGGCCCCGTCCGTCGTCGTCAACGCCGCCGAGGCCACTGCTACCGGTGCGGCGGCGTGGGACGCCGGCGACACCGTCGACGCGGTGCTCATCGGCGACAACCCGATCTTCGTCACCGGCACCGCCTACGACGCCACCGTCTCCACGGCCGTCATCACGAACGCCCCCGCCGCCGAGGCCACCGCGACAGGCACGGCGAACGACGCCGGCACCCTCGTATCGCCCCTGTCGACCGGGGCGACCGGCTCGGGTGCAGCGAACGACGCCGGCAACGGCGTCGCCGCGATCGCCTCCGAGGCAACCGCCACCGGCGCCGCAGCTGACGCGGGCAACGCGGTCCAGTTCACGGCGACCGAGGCCACGAGCGCCGGCGCCGCGGGCGACACCAGCAGCGCTGTCCTGGTCACGCCGATGGAGGCGACGGCCACCGGCACCGCCTACGACGCCACCGTCAGCGCCTCAGCCAACGGCGCCGCTACTCCAACCGAGGCCGCGGCGGCCGGAGCCGCGTTCGACGCGATCATCGCCGTCAGCTTCACCCCCACCGAGGCTGCCGCCCTCGCCACCGCCGCGAATGCCCTCGGCCGCGTCGCCGCCACAGTCGGTGCAGCAATCGTCGCCGGCGACGCCGGCAACATCGCGGCCGGCGGGCCCCCCACCGGTGGGAGCCACGGCGGCGCCGGCAGCCCACGCGCCTCCAGCGGCACCGGTCCGGACCGCCCGACCGGGGGCGACACTGCCGCCCGACCCCACGGCGGCCATGGCCCCGCCCGCGCGACCTCGTCCACCCCACCGTCCCGAGCCCGAGGAGGCTGAGCGTTGAGCACCTACGAGCTCGGGCAGACCCTCGTCTTCACCGTCCAGGTCGTCGACGACACCGGCGCCGCGGCCGACCTCGGCGGCGGCAACCCGACCT